TGTCTTTCTAATTCTTGCAATCTACTAGCTTCTGACGCTGCTTTAGCTTGGTTTTGAGCCTCTTGATCACCAATCATTGCAGCTGATTTCTGTGCTGCTAACTGACCTTCGTTAGCCATTTGCTGTGCTAACGCCGCAATACCAGAAGCGCCAGCCGCACCTTTCATTTGTTGCATTATGTTAGCTCTTTGCTGTTGGCCTTGCTGCGTTTGAAGCTGCATACCTTTTTGGTTAATAGTAAGATCTTCCATTTTATTTTCCATGTTTTTATAAACATTACTAGTATCTAAAGCTTCATAAGCCTTTTTCTTTTGCTCCATTTCAGCCTTTGCCTTTTTTTGCTCTTCAATTCTTTTTTTACGGCCACTAAGACTAACACCTAACTTAGCTAATCCAACACCAGCTGTGACTGCTGCGGCTACTGCAAACGACATAACTTATTATTTTTTGTTAATATATTCTTCATATTCTTTATAATTTAAAGCTACTATTTCTTTTTCTAATCTATCTAAATCTTCTATATTAGAAGGATTTTTATGTACATTTACAAATATACTATCTTCATTTGCTAATATAACTCTTTTAACACCAGGCGTTGATAAAACGTAACAAGGTGCTATATAATGTTCTGTATTATCTTCCGTAGCTATAGTAACATCACCTTTTAGTAAAAACCACACATGTAAATGTTTATGTATTGCTCCAACTACAACTGTATCTTTTTTCATATCCATTTGCCTAATATAAACACCGTCAGCAAAAGTATGTTTTGTAGGCGCTATATTACCATCTCTAACAATATGTTTACCATCGCCCTCTACATTTACACCATCTGCTATATTTATAAGTGATTTCTCTAGTTTTAGTATTTTTTCTCTAGAGTTTTTAGATACTTGGTTTTTAGCCATAATTATATTTTAGTAAAATTTACTTATATAATCACAGTTTTTACCGTTTATTTACTACTTTCAGTATAATCAGCGTTTACTTTGAACAACTCAAATCTTCTATCAGAGTTGTTTCTCATACGAACTTTACTATAATAACCTAACATACTATTCATGTTTGCCTTGTTATCTTTAGAAAACAATATAAAATCACCGGGATTTGGCCACATTGCTTGAGGTAAATCAGTATCTACATTTATTAATCCAAAATCGTGATCTATATTTGTTACTAAGCCTACTCTTATAACTTCTGAAGAGTTTACATCAAACCCAGCGGTTGATCCAGTTGGTACGTAATAAACAGTATCTCCAATTTGTAAAGATACGTTTAACTCTATATTCATTGATAATGCTATTACTGCCATGTTATGTTATTTTAAAGAATAAAGTTGGTCTAAATAAAACATCAAAATCTCTAGCTGTTGTTTTACCTAGTGTTATAGTTCCAGATATAGTACCTATTGTTCCTGTAGAATTAACTGACACTTTTAAATTAGCAGAAGATAAACTAAAAGTTTCATCACCATCGTAACTTATTTCATTTAGTCCAACTACTGGATTTGTTAATTTTGAATCAGCTAAAGCTAATTTAGATCTTAGTGGTTTTACTGTTATATTTATACTTGTTTCACCAGTATTAATAGATCCTTGTGTTAAACTGATATTTGGTTGATTTGTTATTGTTGTTTCGTCTTGTGGTATAAAACCACTTGCATGTGAAAATTTAAACGTTGTTGTAACATCTTTAAGCTGGTTTATATAATATGGTTTACTTTGTGTTGGTAAAGACTCATCATAATTAGTAGAACCTATCGGTTTAAAATAAACAATATACTCTGTTTCTTGCGATACAGGTGGTATTGTAAGATACAACCTATTATTATCTACAACATCTATTTTTTCTGAAAAACCATTACTAAAACTTTCCGCATCAAAATCATACCACATTGTGTTTGTTGTGTCTTGGACTACTATATTATATTGTGTGCCAGCGTCACCATTTACTTTTAATTCAAAAGAACCACCGCTAGCAAAAATAACATTATCTAACGTAGATCCAAAAGTAATTTCACCTGTTTCTACAGCTTGAAAAGCTCTAGTTTTATTAAATATATTACTACCGTAATCACTTAAATAATTTATTTTATTTACAGATTTTACTGGAATTTTTTCTACAATAGCTCTAGGTTTAATAATTGTTTTTTTACTAGCGTAAACAGGGTCTTTTGCTATTCCTGTTAAATCACCAGCTATTATAGTAATGCCTTTAGTTATTTCAACACCATCTACTCTCGGGTCTTTAATTACAGTTCTAACCGGCTCTGTAATAGGTGCTGGTCCACTAGGCTTTGTAATCTCTTTTGATATTGTTCTTTCTCTATCGTGATAGCTCATATAATTTATTTTTTATAAATTTCAAAGGATTTTGACACCGCGTTACCATTTTCGTCTTTTGTTAATTTAGGTTTTACACTAAACTCTTTAGTACTTAAATTTAAATTTGGCTCTGATAAAAATCTATTACCAGCTTTAGCAGAAACTGTGTATGTACCTATTAACTCACCAGCATTAGCCTGAGGCACTAAACCATCAACTAGTATTTCGTTTGTTAAAGATTCATCTACACCTAAATTACCAGCAAGTTTACTCCCAACCACAAAATTAGTATCAAGATCATCTGGGTTTTCGTTAACAAGCCTAAGCGCAACACGGGGTGACAAAGGCACAGCGCAGCCCGTTATAGATAAATTAACAGATACATCATTATTAGGCATTTCAAATATAGGGCCTGTTATGTTTCTACCACCTGCAGAAGTTGGGTGTAAGTAAATTGTAATTTTTATTCTAGTAGCTGATATTTGAGTAAATTCAACACCTAGCATAGGCATAAATATACCTTCTGATGGGACTGGGCCAACACCTGTTCCAGACCAATCAAACACTGGGTCTGGAAGTAATATCTTAGTATCAGGTATACCATGTCCTACTTGCTCTACACTATTTGGTATACCAAAATCATTTATGTCAACTTCATAATTAGTGTCAGCATCGATGTACCATATTATATCTCCATCTAAATCTGTTGAACTACCTAAACCAGCCACGTCACCTTGTAGTTGATTTGTTTGAAAGTCATTACAACCTACACTATCTCCAGTTTCTATTAATCTTGATATTGAAAAATTTATAGCCATATTAAGTTTTTATTAAATTGCTGATCCGTGAGAACAATTACTAAGCTTACAGTGGAAAGGATTATTGTAAGCGTGAAATCCTATTGCACCAGCACTATATATTAAAAAATGATTGTAAATATATAATCTAACAGCCCAAGGATCATCAAGCTCGTGATCTATACCAGAACCTCCTAAAATACTTGTTCCAGCATCTATATTTACTGCTAAAATACCACTATCATCACTATATGAACCATATCCAGCGCCTAAATGCGTTCCCCATGGATAAAGACCGTTCCTGTCAGTACCCGCTCCAAAAAACGGTTCGCTCGCATATGGTACATCCGATACAGTTCCAGGTCCTCCGGTGGTGCTTAAGTTCCATAGTCTTGCATCATAAACCATTAGCGATAGATTAGCACAGACTTGGCTCCAGTTTCTACCTAAATCAATCTCAAACGGTCCACTACCTGTGTTAGCATGATTTAGCATTTTCATGTCGGTCTGCCCACTACTATGATAGCTACCTGCATAATATCCAGTTGGTATGTAATTACTATTTACCGAATTAAAATTACTCGCCCAAGTACCGGTACCTGTACCACCTTTGCTAATTGGTACGCCTGATAATCCAGGAGAGCTTGTAATACCACCCGCTGGAACACTTACGCTACCTGTAAACGCCCCGTTGTTAACCATGTTTCCAATTGCTTCAATAAGCGCCGCAGAATAAGTTTCTGGTTGTTGAATAAGAAAAGACCATTTTATAACACTTTGCCAACCTTGAGCACTATTATTAGGGTCTACATAACGAACATATTGATTGTTACCTCCAACCCCATTGTATTGTGTTGTGGCTGTTTGTGAAATTACCAAGTCATGTGCACCAGCAAAAAGCTCGCCAGCGATTCTGTTGAATTTACTATCCATAATACCTGGTACACCAGCACCATATTCAAGATAACCAGCACCACCAAACGTACCAGGTAAAACAGGTTGAATAGCGTTATCTTGTAAACTATACCAATTATAAGCATTGTTAAGAGAATCTTCTTGACCTGGTAAAGCATAACTAAATTGATTTGCCGTAGTAGAGCTTTCCCAACCTGGTGTGCTACCCATGCTATCTACGCCAAAATCATAAACTACAGTAGAATTAGCACCAAAACCACAACCACTAAAATTTAAAGCACCAGTAGCGGGTTCTGAAACTGTAACATTAACTTCAGCTTTACAACCATTTGGATCACCAATTACAAATCTATAAAATCCAGCGGCAATACCTGTTACTTGAAAGCTAAAATAAACATCACCACTAAAAGACATTCCAACTGCAGGAGTCATCGTGGGGTAAGTACCACCAGCTATTGTCATAGCTTCTGCATTTATCATAAGTGGAGCGTTTGTAAGGGTAGTAAAAGTAGCATCCGCTGAGATGTAAGAAGAAATATTACCACCACTAGTCAACAAGCCGTTGTTAATAGCAAAAGTAGAACCTGCGGTGTTCCAAGCATCTTGATGAAATCTTAATGCTACTACAATGCTCCCATCGCTACCACCAACAGTAGTCACGTTATTTACATGTAAAAGGTATTCGCCAGGATCATTAGCTGGAGTTGCAAAAACATAAGGCCCTCTAGCACATCCATAAATACAACTTCCATCATCTATATCGTAACTAGGATCATAATTTGTTGCTGTTGGATCTGTACAACCAGGTTTATATGCACAACTACCATCATCTACTGTTGCTAATGGATCATAATTAATTGCATTAGCATCAGTACAACCACTTACAGCATATGTACAACTATTGTCATCTACCGTAGCTATTGGATTATAATTATTAGCAGTTGGATCTGTACAACCAAATATAGCACCACAAGTTGGTTGTGGCTGTATGCTTAAACAAAACAGTTCTCTAGGTTGGTTATCAGGTATATCTTGCCAATCAGTTGATTTTAATATACCTACACCTTGAACAGAAAACTCACTTTCATCTAAGTTAGACAAAGTAGTTGTATTACCTTTCATGAAAGTAAAATATTTACCTTCTTTATCTTTAAATTCTAATTCACCAGAACTTTGTAAATCAGTTGTTGATTCTTCTATGTACCAACCTGATTTGTCATTTAAATTATAATATTGATTATCACTATAACCCTGAGGCGATAAATGTTTTGTTATTCTAGATTGTGAACCTTCATAACTTAACGTTGAAAACGTTTTAACAACTTCTGGTTGATCATTAAATATTAAATCTACATAAGAATCAAATTGCTCACCATAAAAGAAGTTTCTTCTACTATTAGAGTGGTGTTTGTACATCATGCCGTCTTTAAAAGTATAATACTCATTGTTTATACTTACAGCGCTTTCTGGAATAAAAGTTTTAAAACTTACCCAGCCTTTAGAAGTTTCACTAAAACTAAGTGTTCTTGTAAAAGGTATTAAATTAGAAGGTAATTCAACTTCGTCTTTGCTGTCTGGATCCATAGGAGGAACAGAAACTCTGTACACGTCATTAGAATCATCATTATAATCACTACCAACTCTTGTGTTTTGACTTACTGTATTTAAACACCCGCAACCATTATTATATTCGCTAGGTTCTTCAAAACCGTCAGGTATAACTGGCGGTATTAAACCATCTACAGTTACATTGTATAAGTCTTTTTTTGCATCATAAGAACCAATAATGTAATTAGTATAAGCATTAAAATATCTATTAAACCAATATTTCATACCATAATCTGATATATTAGTTATACCATCTCCAGATAATCTTAATACAGCACTTCTAGCTCTATCTGTAAAATAAACTCTACCATATAAATCTGTAGCAAAAGACTCTGGGTTTGTTGATATACCGTACTTAGTTGAAAAAGGTCTATCAGAACCTAAGAAATTATCAGCAACCGCAACGTTAGCACCTTGATCAGCATTGTATAAAGCGTCTTTGTTTGCTAATACTTTCATTATTTTATCTTCATGCATAACAAGAATATCACCATCTCTAGTGTGTAGTTTTTGTATACTACCATACTCTGGGTTCATGTCTTTTGTGATTTTTTCAGCAGCTATAAATTGATTTAATTCGTTTAAACCACTTGTAGAATTATATAAACCAGAGTGTATAAGTCCTGTTTTTCGTCTTTCTTCTTTATATTGCACCGCTATTGTACTAGAGGCTTTGACACCATTAGCAAGCATCGTTTGATTAAAGTCATCTCTTATTCTATCAGATTCAACACCATTACCAAAAGCATAAGCGTTAAACCAGCCTAAATCTACTGGTTGATTATGTGGAGCATCTGAATGATTATTATTTATAGCTGGGCACACTGGGTTTTGTCTTATTGTAAAAGTGTCTGTAATACCAGTGTCATTAGTTACTAGATAAGTAGTTAAACCGTCTGGTCTAACAAAACCTATTCTACTACCAGTTACATTACCTAAGTTAATATCACCATCTAATGATATTTCATTATCACTCCAAGAAATTACTTTTATACCAGGTGGAATATTAGTACCGTTTGCCCCTTGACCATCTACAACTAAAGAGCCGTATGGTACAGACATTTCGTTTGTTTTAAAATCTATTTTTAAAGGTAGTGCTGGTGAAGCTTCGTAGTAAATATCTACACCTGCATCTTCTTTAGGTTCTGTTTCCCATATAGCTGGATTATCAGATATAAAATCATTATCTTCATCTTCCATTGGTTCTACAATTTCTATATGGTGAAAATGTCTCGCGTGATCCCTCCACCTGTGCACCTGCGATCTACCCGAAACAGATTCTCCAGTATCAACATTATTATAAACAGTACCATCTCCTACTAAAAAACTAGAGTTATAACCATAAGGAGCTGGCACGCGTAAAGGATTGGTTCCATCACTACCATCATTAAAGTTATCGTCATTCCAAGTATTGTTAAGGTTCCATAATTCACTACCGTGTCTACCTCCCCACCAACCAAGTTCTTTTCTACCATCTACAGCTGTTGTGCTTTTTGAGCCTAACGGATGGTAACCATTTGGTCCTTTACCAATACCAGTACCTGGCTGATCGTTTACCTCAACATCTATTCTCCATCTCCAAACGTTATTTCCTGGGTTCTTTTTTGATGATTGCGAGTAGTTGTGGTGTAATCCATATTGTTTACTATGAAAAGCACTATCAGTACCCGTAGTACCTTCAGTGTTTATAACTTTATATATTATACCGTCTGGATCTTCTCTAAATCTAAACGTAGTGCCGACGGTCATTAATAAGTTTATAAAAGTTTCATCTTCTTGAGTTCCGTATACATACTCATCTTCACTTGGTGATATATAACCTATGTCCATAGACATATTGTCACCTGCTTCATTGTGAATACCTAGACCTCTAGTTGGTCCTAATTTTGTTAAACCATCATCGCCTTCATAAGGATTATATCCATCAGATCTACAAGTTTCATTTCCAAAAAAGTCCTCCATATTAGCTGCTTTAGATGCTCTAACCCACTTAGCATCAAAGAAAAATCTACCAGTACTACTTTCACACCATTTTTGAGTAGCAGGTTGAAAAGTACACGATGTAAAAGAGTCAGCTCCGAGTTTATAACCACTTCCTGCTGTTCTAAAAAATAATTCCCCATCATTATCACTTCCACCGTAAGGGCCTTCAAAATCGTCATTATAACCAGAACCGAAATTCGAAGACATGTCTCCCTCTAGATTAACACCACATCTTTCCCACCAAACGGTTTTTCCGTCAGGAAGATCAGCGGGGATAGCATTAGTCCCGTTGTTTATTCTATTTGATCTACCAGCTGGCATGTTAAAGTAATGTATAGGTGAAGCAGATCTAACTCTATAATCTATATCTTCTGATCTTAGTAAGTTTTGTGTTAATATTAAATCTTTATATATTTTTACAAAAAACCTTCCTTCAAACTCTTTTTTATTTTCAACAGCAAAACGAGCTAGTTCAACTCTTAAACCAGATATTCTACTAGCATAATCTGTATTAGCAGATGTAAACGCCATATCTTCACCAAAAGCTTTATCTGATTTAAATTTTAAATAACCACCTTGATGTACATAGTGAGATATTTGATACCACTCTGATCTTATTGTTTGTGTTCTAGCTCTAGCATACAACTCGCCTTTATTTACAGCATCAATAAGTCTAGCGTTAGCATCACCGAAACTAGTACCACCAGATGTATTAAACATTTCATCAACACCACTAATTATCTCTCTACACCAAAACTGGTCAAAGTCAGGCATTGGAAAACCATTACCAGATGTACCGATGTGGTTTTTATTATTATTGTCTTGTAACTGTCCTATTACTTTTATATTTGTTTTTATAAAATCTGGTGCTTCATTTTCTATAGCTAGTATCTTATATCTAGCATTGTCAGTTACAGCTTCTTGACTATCTTGTTTCTTTTTTAATATTATAAAAGTTTCTAAATCAACTTTGTTTCTATCTGCACTAGCAAATGAAAGCCATATATTACCATCTTCAGCAGCATAAAAACGATCCATAGCCATGTTATAATATTCATTAGAAGTTTCTTTTATAAAGAACTTGTAATAATAAGCCCAGTCTGGACTTGGCGTAGCTATATCTACTCTTAATTTATTTGTTGTACTAGAATTTTTTATATCTACTTTTATACTACCAGAACCACCTTCACCAGATAACACTGGTGTTTCTCTACCATATTCGTCTCCATAAACTACACCTACTTGATACGTCCTTAACGATCTAACTGTTTTACGTGGTATTGGAAAACCTTCACCAGTGTCTTCACCATTTAAAGGATCTTTAGACGTGCCAGGAGGTGCGTTAAGTGGTGTATCAAAAGATTTTAAACTTACGTTGATTAATGGTTTTATTTCTTTACCGTTTAAAACTTCACAACCTTGATCATCAGTCATATTAAAGTTTTGTACGTAATTACCATAAACTAATCTATTAGCACTTATTGATTGTGCTAAAGCTTTTCTAGGTACATTATCATAAGATCTTAACAATTGATTAGATGGTAATGTTGCACTAATTAATTCAGAAGTAACTTCATATTCACCTCTACTTCTAAAGTTTAAAACACCAGTATCTGGGCCGTTTAAAGTATCTGGCCATAGCTTTTCACCTTTTTCACTCCAACCATCAGTCATTTTAATAGTTTCAACTACATATATATTTGGAGATGTTTCTTCTTTAAATAATATATCTACCTCAACAACGTCTTGAGGTCTTTCTGATACTTCCGTTATGTAGTCTGTGATTTTTAATGATCTTAATCTATTTGTCATACCAAGATTAAAACCTTTTTTAGGTAGGTAGTCGTATTCACCAGGAAGAAAAGCTGGCTCTGAAAATGGAGAGAAAGTAGAATACTCACCATCTTCATATTTATATCTATATGCAAACCGAACAAACTTAAACTCAAACATTGGAGCTTTTTGTTCTAAACGAAGATTCCAAGGTTTTTCTTCTGCATCTATAGCGTTTCTATCTATTGATTGAATAGTTAAATCATAAGGTCCTGTAGAAGGCATAGAACCTGGCGCGGTTAAAACAGTAGCTCTAACGTCATGCTCGTTGAAACCTTGCGGACTGTTTACATTTTGTTGTTGGTTAAATAATATTATATCTCCAACTTTCCAATGTACAGGGTCATCTGTAAAAAGTTTTATTTCTTCACCAACTTCTTTTGGAGTTATATCACCGTTTAATAATAAGTTGTTTAAAGAGCCTGTACTAGGAATAACAGTTGGAGTACCAACTATAGTTGTAGAAACAGAAAAAGTATCACCTTCTCTATTATCTTCAAATCTAGACATAACTAATCTAGGTGGTGTTTTAGGTCCTTTTCTTATTACTGTAACGTTTTCCTCTTCTGTATAAAAAACCTCTGTTGCGTTTCTACGTTTTACTCTTAGTGGATTGTTTTTATCAGGTGTAATACATAATCTAGTATGCCAATTAGCATTGTCACCATCAAAAACAATACCAACGCTTGTTGGCGTTAATGTATTACCACCAGTTCCTGCTATACACCTTTTTATATTTATCTTTTTTGGCTCAGTATGATTGTCTGTCCAAAATATCATACCATCAATTATATTTACACCAGTTATAATTTGATTTTTACTTCTTAAGCCATATGCGTTAAAATTTAAAATTCTTTTTCTTGGCACGCATTGTATTAACGTATTTGATGGCACAACGGTATTATTATAATCTATAGAACTAGAGTATATTTCTACATAAGGCCCGTTACCGGCATTTACTTCTGTAACTTCTACAACTTCTGAATCATCAGAAACTATTATGTGGTTACCAGCTGAATCATAACCGTTAACAAACATTTCTTTTCTAGCGTTAGAAGCTAAAGAACTTGATGTATCGTTTATATATAGCTTTCTGTCAACAGAATCAATTATTGTTTCGTAATGAACCCTATATATATCAACAAAAACATATTTAAACGTTTCTGTTTTTATATCATACTCTATAATATAATCTTTCCAAACGCCGGGGTTAAAATAATCTACACTAGGATCGTACTTTGGTCCAGCAACAAAATAATATATTTTATCTTCTTTTTCATAAGCTATACTACCAACACAAGTACTACCACTTGGTACTAAACCAGCTGACATAAGAGTGTTACCTAATATAGATTGAGCTGATCCGGCATCAGAATAATCAGAAGATGATATTTCTATGTTTTGTGCTTCTCTGTATTCTCCACTTGGAACAAGACGTTCATCTATGTCTTGATTCATTTTTCCTGGAGAAAAACCTCTATTTGATTGTGCCATATTTTAGTGTTTAATCCATTTAGATTTACCTCTTAGTACTTGAGTAATTTCTTCTAGTTTAATATTTGATAATCTTAATTTAGCATTTCTTATAGCTGCTGCTCTTTCTTTTTTATATGCAGCTACTATATTTCTATCTGTATTAGCTCTAGTGTTTAATATTGCGTAAGCAATATGTTTATACATAGCTTCTTCTGCAAGTTTATGAACAACCATATCATCATCAGACGCAACACCATCACTTATATATTTTAATGTGACTGTTTTTCCACTTATATTAGATGAAAAATGTATATAACCATCTCTATGGTTTATAAAAAATGATCCATTATCTTGAGCATATTGAGGATCTAAACCATATCTTTGGCCGTTATTAGCAAAATACATATCATCAAACTCTTCGTTATATTCTATTTGATTTGAACCCACATCAGCAGAAAATGAATCCCAAGTGGTAGAATCTTCTTCGGTAGGCGGTAAGTTTTCTTGATTTGCATCTTGCAAAATTGTAATCTCTCCATCATCGTCTTGCTTAAAAGATCTTGGGTCAGATGTGTTTCTAGCCGGGTAAATAACATGCTCTATACCGTTTGCGTCTGCCCATGTTATTTTAACATAATTAACATAGTCGTGAGGCAAAGGAAACAATAGTGTGCTTGGTACTTCTAATTCAAGATCTTTACTTGATCTAAAAACGTCATAACTTAACTCTTGTAATCCACGCATTGCATGAAACCTTATATCTGCTCTAGATATTTTTGATATTATTTTATCTTCTCCAACATAAGCAACTCTAAAGTTATTTATAATATCTTGTATTTTTACAAATTGATAGGCCCCTTTAATCTCATTACCACTATAATAGTCACCTGTATTACCAGTATATAAACCCATATTTTATTGTTTTTCTTGTGTTTTTGTATTCATTGTTTGTCCATCAGCATATGTAGCTAAACCAGGTTTTACAATAGCAATCCCAGCTAGAGCTAGTATTCTATATACTAATTGAGCTTCTTCGCTTCTATGTATTTTAAAATCAACTGATGTTGTAGCGTTGTATAGTGCTTTTTCGTTTACAACAACATAACCCCATTTAGGTTCTTGCGGTCTAATAATATAGTTAATGTTAACAGCGCTTAAACTGCTTGGAAATACTTTTATACCATTACTTTTTGTTCTAATAAAACAAGGGTATAAATCTGTTGCTTTTGTAAGTAGAGATCTTTCGAGATATAATTGCTCCTCTTCTGTTACTTGTTCTACTTCTGGTCCGCCATTTTTTTTATACACCATACCTAATCTATATAAATCACTAGGTAAGGTTCCTTCTTGATTAACTATACTTACACTTGTTGTTTTTTTTAAGTGAGATATTTTTTCGTCTAACATTTCATCAACGTTAGAAAACTCAGTTGAATTTTTTAAATTTCTATCTGCTTGATTTTGGTCGTAGAAATACTCTTCAAATATTTCCATTTGAGCCTGGTTTGCTAATAAGTTAAACTCTTGAGGTGTTATATAACCTCTTTGCTCTTTGTTTGCTAAAGCTAAAACTCTTTGGTAAACTGTGTCTATACTTACTGCCATAATTATTTTTTATTTTTTATATGGAAACATTTTATTTAGTTTCTCTTTTCTTTTATTACAACCACAGTCTTTTACTCCTCTAGCTTTGTTAACAGCATTAACAATACTTTTAACTCCAGTTGCTTTTGTAATTTTTTCTATTGAGTCGCCTAGTCCTTTTGATTTATTCATATAATTTTATTTTGTAGTTACGATCGCCCCGCAGGGCGACCGCTCTACAGTTTGATTAGTTATTTAACCTTTTTTCTATATTTGCATATATCTCCATACCCTCATCAGTTTTAAACCAATGTGCTAAAGCGGTGTATGGATGCTCATCAAATGGTACAGTCATTAATTTTCTACCATTAGATCCCCACATAAAATATCTTTGATCTTGAGATAATCTTAATATACCGTTTTCAACAGCTTTAATACCAAAGTTTCTTAGCATTACATTTTCATCATCTGCAAGTTCTAAGAATAGTTTAGGATTATTACGAGCAAATACTAGTAAATCTCTTTTAAGTTCTTTAGAACTAAGACTAGATACTTCAGATCCAATTTCTACACGCATAATAGCTTCTGCCATATCAATATCAATATTTTTAGCGGCTATTAGTGCATCAACCTGCATATTTAATACATCTATTTCTTCTGCTGCTATTTCTGAAGGTTTATACTCGTAAAAAACTTGATCTTTATGTGGATGATATAAAGATAAAAGTTTTTGTAAAACTGTTTTTTCTTTTGGTACAAATAAACTTCCAGATCTAAATATAATATGCTCTAACCTTTGGTCTCCTTTCATTTCATCAACAAATGGAGTTCTTTGGTTTGAAGTATACTTTAATTCTCTTTCGTGACCTTTTTCTTCGTCAAAATAATAGATATCTGTTGCTTTTATAGATCTAGAAAGTGGTTTTTTATTACCTTTTAAGTAATAAATTCTATCTCTTATTTCCCACTCGTTAGATGGTTTTAATCTTTCTCTTGATTTTGGTTCTTCAACCACTGGTGTTTCCACCATTATTTCTTTTTCAACTTGAGGTGTTTCTACCTCTACTTTTTTTGTTTCTTGTTTTTTTGCCATAATATAATATATAATAAAATTAATAAAATAAAAGGCCGAGGCCGAAGCCCCGGTCTTTTAAAAATAGTTTACTTCATTAACATAAAGTTGTTTGCACCTTGAGTAACTAAACATCTTTCAGTTAACATGTGGATTTGCATTGCATCTAAAGCAGATGTAGCAGCACCAACAGAACCAGTAACCCAAGTTTTCATTTTTCTGTCGTCAGTTTGCGAAGCTCTGTAACGAACGTGTAAAAATGGTCTCTTAAGGTTTTTACCTAACATTTGGTCATAAACTGTAGATGTACCAGCTGGGATTATAACCCCTCTAATCGCTTCTGAAGCAAGAGTATCATTAATACCACCTCTTGTTGCTTTATCATTTAAGTATCTGAAATCAGACTTGTAGAAGTCATAAGAACCTCTTCGGAAACCAGAGAAACCTAAATTAAGTGCCATATCTTCTTCGTTATCAAATACACCGTAAGAAGTACCACCAGCACCATAAGAATTCATTGAAGCTAACATATCGTCTATTGCTAACGAAGTAGCTCTGTTTACAAATAACATGTTTTCTTCAATAGCGCCTTGCTTGTCAAACTCAGCAAGTATTGCATCGAACTCAGCTAAATCAGTAGCAGCGTTAACACCAGTAATACCAGAAGTAACGTTACCTCTTGATTCGATAGCAGCGAATAAACCTTCAGTACCAGCTTCGTTTGTCTGACCAGCAGTAGTGTGCGGTAAAACTTTTGAACCATCAAGTAAAGATTCATTAGCAGTATCAAGAAGCTCACTTTCTAACATTGCCATTTCTAAATAATCAGTGAAACGTGCTCTTGTGTCAGCTTCAGCTTTTAAGTACCATAAGTAACCAGCTTGACCATCTTCAGCAGCAACTTCAACCCAACCAATTCTAGATACGTCAGACCCTGATACTTCGTAGTAATCTTTCATAATAATTGGTTTGTTTGAAAAAGTTTTGAAGTCTGGCTCGTTAGCACCTCTACTATCAGATTGAGTAGTAGCAGTACCACCATCCATATAGCTAACACCTTTTGAAAACTCAGAACCGTATACTAATACAGTAACAGACTTAGAAGTGTTAGAATCAGGTATTAAACCAGTAGTTGTACCAGTTCCAGCAGCTCCGTACGTTGAAACAGATACCGCAGCACCAGTAACATCAACAACTAAAGCTTTGTAAATACCAGCCGGCGTAGCTACGATAAGCATATCATTAACTCTAATACCATGCTTACTATCAGTAAAACCAGCAGTTTCATCAATATCAGCTTCAATAGTTATTTTAGTAGTAGCACCAGAACCAGCGTCAACACCAGCATTAGTGTGACCTGTTGCGATTTTACCTTTGTAAGAAAGGTGTAAACGACCTTGTTCAGACCAAATAACTTGATCAGAAGTCATCGCTTCTTCAGCCCCAACTTGAGATAAGAAACCTGAAATAGTTCTCGGTCCGAAAACTTCAGCTTCTTGCTCCATTAGGTCTGGTAAATATTGTTGAGCCCAACCCATATCTGTGTTGAAATCAAGGTAGTTTGTGTTTAGTGTTTGTTGCTGTGGAGCAGGAACACTATTCAAACTAGGACCGTTTGTAATTGCCATAATTTTTTAATTTTTAATTGTTATTTATTTTTTCTAATTTTAAATTTAAAGTCAGAAGAATTATTACCAAGCGCTCTTACTTTTATACCACCAGCGCTAACTTCGCCGTGTGATTGTCTAGGTGCCATATCTACGTTTTTAGCATTTGTAATACTATCATTTATAGCGTCGGCTTTCCCTTGTTCATAAAAGTGCTTTGCAATAGCATCAGCATTCATCGCTGTGTAAAGAGATTTATGGTAACCTTGAGCGTCAGATATTTCACCATTACTGTTCAAAAACTTTTTGACAAAATTGTTAATATCACTTTGTGCGTCTCTAACCTTATCTACATTGTTAACGTTGAATCTATAGTTCTTTTCCCCGACATTATATTCAAAACCTTTGAATTTGTCATTAAAAACATTTTTTGTTTTAGTTAAAAAACTATTTTTTTTACTTTTGTTTTCCTCTTCTTGCTTGTTATATCTATTAAAGAAATCCATAGCTTTTTGTTGTTCAGGCGTAAGCTTAGAACCAGCTTTAATTTCTTCATAGTATTTGGACTTTTGCCCGTCCAGATGGGCTCTAGCGTCGGCAACTTGCTCTTTTAACGCTAATTTTTTTCTTTTTATTTCTCTTTCATCATCTGACTCTTCGTCATAAGAGAACTGATCTTCCATAAGGAAGTTAATTTCTTCATTATTTAAATGAGGTTTTGTTTGTTTATAATATTCATACAATAAATCTTGATTATCTAATTTACTATAATCTTTATTAAGTTTAACATAATCATTTAAATCACCACCGGTTTCTTCTATAAAGTTCACTAATTTTTGAATATTCTCTGGTAATGGTTTTCCAGTTTCTACGTTTTCTTTTATAGCTTCAGTAGCTTCTTTTTCTATTTCTTCAACCTGTTCAGATTCTTCTTTTGTTACTTCTTCAAGAACGGGTTTGTTATCTTGAACTTGTTCGGAGATTTCTCCGGAAGGTTTTTCATCTGTTGTTTCGACGTTTTTTTCGAGTACTTCTTCGCTAGTTTTGGATTCGTCGCGTACAGGAACCTCATCTGTGCTTTGCTCTGGAACGGCATCTTCTTCTTTTTTTATTGGTTTATTTAAATCAACCTTAGTTACAGTTTTTTCTTGAACTATAGGTTTCATTTTCATTTTTTCTTTAACCTTTGTAACGTTACCTTTTGTTTCGTTATTTGTTGGTTGTTTTTCTTTTTTTGCTTTTACTTTAATTTTACCAGTATCGTTATCAACGATTGGTTCTTCTTTTTTTGCCATAATATAATATAATAATAGTTAATAAATTTATTTTGGACCAAACTCACCCATACCTAAGTCACCTGTCATTATATCATTACCTGATGACTCAAATTTTTTAGGTGGTTTTTTATTTAATCTTTGGTCTATAAGTTCACTTTGTTGTGAAGCTTGCATTTTCGATCTTTGATCTTTACGATCTTCTTTCATAGTATCTTTCATGTTAACTTCTTCCATGTTCATTTGTTGAAGTTGAACATTAAAATCAAACTCCATTTGCATCAATTCTTTTTTAATCTCAGCTTCTTGCATCATTTGCTGAGATTTCAATTGACTCTTAGTTTGTTCTAACTGCATTGTCATACCATGCATTTGTTGTGCTTTTTGTGTTTCAGCTTGTGCAGCCGCTTGAGAAGCTTGAGCCTGTGCTTCACCTTGTGCTTTTTGTGTTTCTAAAGCTTGTTGATGTTTAAGCTCTGCTTTCTTTTTTCTAGTAATCTTTAACATTTGATTAGCTAGTTTTATATTTCTAATGCTTCTTAAATCAATAGCATCTTCTAAATCTATAGCGCCTTGTGATATTGAAGCTTGTATATTGTTTTCTAATAACTGTCTTTCTTCTTCGTCAGGTGCTAACTCTATAAATATACCAAAATCATACAAATGTAACTCTGATAATTCTTTTAAAGTTGCAACATTATGTACGCCTATAGCCTGTATAAACGCATCTTTTGTAGGTGAAAACTCTAATATATCTGATATTCTAAGAGATAAAGCTTCACAAGTTTCTGCTGTTAAATATAAACCAGACTGTAATATATGTCTAGTGGCTGTATTTGAGTTTGCGGCAGCCATTTTTTGTATACCAACTAATGATTTAGCATCAGGCGTTGAAGCGTCTCTAGCTTCGTTTAGACCTGTTGTATCTCTAATCATTTGTAGATAATAGTTATAGTTACCTATTAACGCCTGCATTTTACCCCCTGCTCCTTGTCCGTTTGATATTTCTTGAATAGGTATTTTACCACCATTCATATCACCATCCTGTGTAAGCGATCTACCAATAACACTACCAGTTTGGAAGAACATATTTAAAGCTTCTTGAGGATTATAATTAGTTCCATTACCTAAATCTATTTCAGCTAAACCATCTGCATCTAAGTAAACGCCATCTGGAACCATTTTAGATAACACCTGTTGAAGTTTTAAATGAGTTAGTTGTATCATATCAGCAAAACCAGTTATTCTGCTTACAAGTGATTCTATACGCCCTTCATACATTCTAGGTGCTACAATAGAGTAATTCATTTTAACTTTAGTATAATCACTTTTTGGCCTCATCATGTTTTTAGCCATTTCCCATCTTAAAAGTTTATTGGTGCCTAATATTAAAGCCCCGTCATATAAACACTCAATTGCTCTTTGCAGCTTAGAATATTTAAATTCAACGTCAACTGGTGGATTAAATGAATCATCTTTAGGTATTATTTTACTAGCGCCACTAGCTGTTTCTTTTACTTTATAAACCTCGTTCATATAGGTTTTATAATTAAAGTACAACACTTGCACTTTATTATTATCGTAATCGTTATTATTTCTTTTATACCCGTTTGTATATCTACTAGATGATTGTATTATTTCTTCTAAATCTTCATGTTGTAAAAACGGAAACTCTTTAGCTAACTCATTAATAGGTATATCTTTTACTTCACCTACATAATATATATCATCAAAATAAGGTGAGTCGCTGTAAGAATAAACTAAGTTAGCTGGATCTACATATTCCACTTTAGCGCCCTCAGAAGTATTAAAAGTAGTTTTAACAGCACCAATACCTATAACTGCTAAGTCGTAAAAAAATCTTTTCTTTATAAGCTCGTATTTACTACCTTCTAGTAAAACATTTATAGCTTGTTCTTCAGCTATCTCTACAGCTTGTTTGTAACTAAGTTGCATATGAAGTGCTAATTCATCTTCTGAGTCAGGAAGTTTTTCTGGTGGAGTTTTAGCTAAGTTTATATTTAATGCTTGTTTAGTAGCGGCATCAAATTCTTTGAGTCTCATGTCTTTTAATAAATCTTCCATGTACTCAGTTCTTTTGCTTACTCCTGCTGGATCTTGTGAATAAGCTTTTATATCGTATAGTCTTTCTGATATTCCATTTACAACTATATCTACAAACTTAGGTATTATTGGAACGGGCTTCCAATCTAAATTAAGATATGATAAGTCACCGTTTATTGATAATTCGTCTTTGTATTTTTGAATAGATTGTTCGCCCCTAGCATACAATCTTAATTTGTGAAAGTCATTATAACTTTGGTTATATCTATTGCCTTTAGAAGAGGTGTTAAACCACTCATGCTGTATAGCCTTAGCAACCTTTAAACCGTAGTCGTAACTAATTTTCTCAGCATCACTAACCACTTGACTAGGAAAATAACTATTTACAGTTCTTCTATTCATATTATTGTTTAATTATTTTAGACATACCTCCTGTATTTGAATACTTAGAAATATGTATATTTAATGGTTGTTTTTCTATTTTTGGATTTGGAGTATATAAATGCTTATTATTTGCCATAATGGCTAAACCACTACTTATAGTAGCATCAAACTTTGTTCGTTTGTTTATATCAAATTTACCCCAATCATTTAGTAAGTCATTAAAATATAAATTACCAAATGTTCCATCTTGCTTCATGCCTACGTGATCTTGAATATACATTTCAATAGCTGCTGCATGAGCTTGTTTTATATCTTCACTTGAGTTTGGTATACCTCCAACTTCTTTTTCTGCAACTGATAGTTTATTCCAAACTTTGTCGGGTCTATTCATACTAAACCCTCTGTAACCTCTACGTCTTAAATAATACAAAAGACGTGGTTTATTATTCTCCGCTAATAACGGCATACCATAAAATACTAGTGCCATTAATACGTCTTCAAAAAATATCTCAGCAGTAGGTGGTCTTGACAAGTATTCTAAAAAAAATTGATTAGCTGGAGCTTCTTCCATACTAAATTTTGTTAAGCCGTGTAAAGCGCCTTTAGATCCTTGACCATCTACAGTTCCTGATATATCGTAGGAGTCACATCCAAAAGCACCTACATGCTCGTTACCAGGATATTTTACACCGTTTTTAAGTATTACTCTATTTTGTAATTGTGACTTTGGAAACCAGCTTACTTTAAATCTACCTTTTGGATCAGGATAAAATATAACCTGTGTATCTTTTATACCGTTTACCCATTGAAAATTACCTTTAGTAACACCTAGTGTTCTAGACATTTCTTCATTATAGTCTATCTGTTCGTATATTTTAATTAAGTTAAATATACTATTTTTTGTTTCATCTCTAAACGCGTGTTCTTCAGTTCTTGGAAACTGTCGATAAAACTCGTTTAAAGCATCTTGATCTGATTTTAAACCATCAGCTTCATTTTGCCAGTGATCAATTACGCCTATATCAATTAATTCACCATCTGGTGCGAGCACATCCCCGCTAGGAGTAGTGAATACTGGAACTCCATACTCGTCAATAAATCCTTCGTAGTTCCATTCCATTGGGATAAACAAAGAGTATAAACCAGATTTTGTCTGACCATTTCTATTTCGTTTAGTGACATTACTTGCATTGTATAATTTTTTAAAGTTATCTCCCCCTTTGTCAAGTGCATTACTAGTTGAGCCCATCATACACTTACCTATAATCCTACTACCTAATCGTAAACAAGTTTTTGTAACTCTCCAATTGTTTAATATATTATCAGGTCTCTCCCATTTACCACTTTCATCGTGTACAAGTAAAGCTAGTTTTTCACCATCATAACTATTGTCACCTGTGTTTTTCCAATCAATAGTAGTATCTAGCCCTTGTATATCTTCCAACTGTTCGTTAGCT